TAAAGATGTTGACACTCCTGGTGGTAATTTAAAAGATGCATTCGTATTCCTACCTTACAAAGAACCATCAGCAACTTTATTACAGTTGATGGGTATTGTAGTTCAAGCAGGACAAAGGTTCGCGTCCATTGCTGACATGCAGGTCGGGGACGGGAATCAACAGGCTGCTGTTGGTACGACCGTAGCTCTTTTAGAACGTGGTTCGAGAGTAATGTCAGCAATCCATAAAAGACTTTACGTAGGTCTTAAACAAGAATTTAAATTGTTGGCAAAAATATTTGGTCAATCTTTACCAGCAGAATATCCTTATGATGTAGTAGGTGCATCAAGAAATATTAAACAAACAGATTTTGATGACAGAGTAGATATACTTCCTGTTGCAGATCCAAATATATTTTCTATGTCACAAAGAGTATCGCTTGCACAAGAACAATTAAGATTGGCAATGTCAAATCCACAAATGCATAATTTATATTCTGCATACAGAGGAATGTATGAGGCAATCGGTGTAAAAGATATTGATAGAATTTTACCACCACCTCCACCAAATATGCCAAAAGATCCAGCGCTTGAACATATTGATGCAATGGCACAAAAATCTTTTCAGGCATTTCCTGGTCAAGATCACAGAGCACACATTACAGCTCACTTAAATTTTATGGCTAGTAATTTTGTTAGAAATAATCCTAGTATCACAGCCGCGTTAGAAAAAAATATTATGGAGCACATATCGTTGATGGCACAAGAACAGGTAATGTTAGAGTTTCCACAAGAAATGCAAATGTTACCACAGATGCAACAAGCAGCTGTAATGAATCCACAGATTCAACAACAAATGCAACAGATAACTCAGAAGTTAGAAGCTAGAAAAGCTATTCTAATTGCTGATATGACTGAGGAGTTTATGAAAGAAGAAAAACAAATAACTTCTCAATTTGATCACGACCCACTACTTAAATTAAAACAAAGAGAAGTGGACTTAAAAGCTATGGAAGCTGAACGTAAGATGAAGGAAGACCAAGCTAGAATTAATCTAGATAGAGCTAAAATGGTTCAAGCAAAAGACCTTACTGAACAGAAACTAGAGCAAAACGAAGATTTGGCTAAATTAAGAGCTGATACTTCGATAGAAAAATCATTGATGTCTATGGGTTCTAAATTAGCATCGGATGCAGCTAAAACAAAAGACGTAGAGATCTTGAAAGGTCCTAAACGATAGTATATACAAACTATAGGAGTAATATATGAAAAAAGAAAAACACGGTAACTCAATGTTTCTTAACAAAGATGGTTACGCTAAGTCTGTTGATATTTCTATTCCTCCTCAAAATATCGAGGTTGACCCAAGAGGTAAATCAAGTATTAGAGGAGCAGGAGCTAGAATACCAACTGGGGATGTAGCTGAAGTTAGAGGAACAAAAGCAATGTTATCTGAAAAGAAAAAAACAGCTAAGTGGTATTAGTATGTGGTTGTCGGCAATTAAATTAGCCGTCTCTGCTGGAAGTAAAATATATGCTAACAAGCAGAAGACAAAGATGGCAATGTCGGAAGCACAGCTTATGCATGCTACGAAGATGGCCCAAGGTGAGGAAGCTTACCAAGGCAAATTGTTAGAAGCTCGTCAATCAGACTGGAAGGACGAGGCAGTTTTGATAATTTTAAGTTTGCCCGTGTTGGTGCTGGCCTGGGCAGTCATCAGTGATGACCCATCTGCGATGGACAAAGTAAAATTGTTCTTCGAGATGTTTTCACAGCTCCCGTCATGGTTCACCAATCTGTGGATCCTTGTCGTGGCGTCGATTTATGGTATAAAGGGTACACAAATTTTTAGAAACGGAGGAAAAAAATGAGAAATGATTTTGGAACAAGACCATTCAAATCAAGATTTGGTGGTAGCCAAGCTATGAAAAAAGGTGGATCTGCTAAAAAGAAAAAGCAGGGCTACAAAGATAGAAAAGATGAATCTATCGCTATGAGAATCAAAAAGAAAAGAACTCCTGCACAGTTAAAAGCTAGCAGAGATGAGTCTTACGGTAAGTTTGGTTCTAAAGCTAAAAAATCTGGAAAAATAAATAGATAGGAGAAACTATGCCAGGTATGAAAATGAAAAAAATGATGATGATGAAAAAAGGTGGAAAAGCTAAAAAGAAAAGTAAATTTCCAGATCACTCAGGTGATGGTAAAATCACTAAAAAAGATATTTTAATGGCACGAGGTGTTATTAAAAAACCAATGAAAAAGAAAAAAAGATAATGATTAAAAAACTTTGGAACAAAATTAAAAGCTGGTTTACTCCTAAACAGGAAATAGATGAACACGTAGAATTTTATACAAAAGTTCCTGAGTCAGACGTTGCTGTTTACAAAGATGAAAAAGCAGCTCTTCATTGTTCTTCACATTCAAGATTTAGAAAATCTTGTCCAAATTGTTTGGAGGTTGTAAATGGCTAAATTATGTCCAAGAGGAAAAGCAGCAGCGAAGCGAAAATTCAAAGTGTACCCTTCGGCGTACGCGAACATGTATGCTTCAGCAGTATGTTCAGGTAAAGTTACACCAGGTGGCAAAAAAAATAAAAAAAGAAAAAAAGCTGCTGATGGTGGAATGATTGACATGACCAGAATGCAGATAATGTAATGGCCAAAAAAGGTTTAAGAGAATGGGTGAAAGAAAAATGGGTGGATATTGGAGCTCCGAAGAAGGACGGCAAATATCAGCCGTGCGGGAGATCGAAAGGGTCGAAACGAAAGTATCCAAAATGCGTCCCACTTGCAAAAGCCACACGGATGACAAAAGGGCAAAAGGCCTCTGCTGTCAGACGAAAAAGAGCAGCGGGTAATCCGGGAGGAAAACCAACCAATGTTGCAACTTTTACAAAAAGAAAAAAAGCAATGTATGGTGGTATGATGGACATGACTAGAATGAGAAGTGTATAATGGCTGAAAGAAAAGAAAACCCAATTTCAAGAAACAAAAAGAATTACAGACCTACAAAGTCTGGAGCAGGCATGACTAGAGCCGGTGTCAAAGCCTATAGAAGAGCAAATCCCGGTTCAAAATTAAAAACAGCCGTGACAGGAAAAGTGAAGCCTGGATCAAAAGCTGCTAATCGTAGAAAATCATACTGCGCTAGATCACTAGGACAATTAAAAAGGTCATCAGCAAAAACACGTAACGATCCTAACTCACGTATCCGTCAAGCAAGAAGAAGATGGAAGTGTTAATATGAAAAAACTGAACAAAGTAGCTAAAGCTTTAAGTAAAGCTTCTAAGTTACATAAAAAACAGTCAAAGATTATTAAAAAACATATAAAGGAGATGAAACGTGGAACCAGAACAAGTACTAAATAATCTTAAAAGAGCAATAGCTAGAAGAATAGAAGCTTTGGCAATCTCAGTAACGTCCGGTGGGGTTGACAATATGGAAACATATAAGTATATAATTGGACAGATAAATGCACTGGAATCAGTGCGTCAGGAAATCTCTAACCTGCAACAAGATAAGGAGCAAAATGAAAATACAGGAACAGTCATCAACATCAAACCAAAAAATAATAACTCCTAATAAAGAATTAATCGGAGTTAAAAAATCAAAGAAAAAAGAAGTTACAAACGAAAAAGCAAAACTACCTAAACCAACAGGTTGGCGAATGTTAGTTTTACCTTTTCGAATGAATGAAAAATCTAAAGGGGGTGTGTTGTTTGCACATGAAACAATAGACAAACAACAAGTAGCATCGCAGTGTGGAAATGTTTTAGCAATGGGTCCAGATTGTTATAAAGATAAAGATAGATTTCAAGAGCCGTGGTGCAAGGTCGGAGATTGGGTAATCTTCGCACGTTATGCAGGTTCTAGAATAGAAATTGATGGTGGGGAGGTTCGTCTTCTTAATGATGACGAAGTACTAGCAACTGTGCAAGATCCAACAGATATCTTGCATAAATTTTAACATAGGGAGGAAACTATGCCAGAAGAGGAAAAAAGAAAGGGACCAGGTGATATACCGGTCGATATAGATACATCCGGACCAGAGGTCGATGTAGATATAGAAACAAAAGAAGAAGCAGTTGAGACTGCTCCAGAAACAACGGAACAAGAAACAAAAGAAGTAAAAGAAGAAGCAAGTAAAAAGGAAGAAGATTCAAAACTAGAAGACTACAGTAAAGGTGTTCAAGCACGTATTGCTAAACTTACTCGTAAGATGAGAGAAGCAGAACGTAGAGAAGCTGCTGCTGTAGAATATGCTAATGCGTTAGAACAGAAAAGAAAATTAGATCTAGAAAGATTTAACAAAGTCGATTCTGAATATAACACTAAATTTGCAGAGTCTGTAAAATCTGAAATGGATGCAGTTCAAAAACAATTAGCAACTGCCATTGAAAATCAGGATGCAGCTGGGCAAGTTCAAGCAAACAAAAGAATTGCTGAGTTAGCTTTTGAAGATGCTAAACTCAAGCAAAGAGCATCAAACGTTAAACAGGATGAAGAACCTGTTAAACTTTCTGATGGTGGAAATTTACCAAGACAAACTCCACAACAAATGCCACAAGCAGATCCTATGGCTGAAGAATGGGCAAGTAAAAATTCATGGTTTGGAACAGATAGAGCTATGACTTTTACTGCATTTGAAATTCATAAGGATTTAGTGGAGAAAGAAGGTTATGATCCTAAATCTCAAGAATATTACGCAGAGATAGACAAAAGGATTAAAGTTGACTTTCCACATAAATTTGGTAATACTGAGAGTCAAGCAACGAACAGGGCCGTTCAGTCGGTAGCTTCAGCTAATCGAAGCTCAAAACCTGGTCGCAAACAAGTGAGACTCACTTCCTCACAAGTCGCAATAGCGAAAAAATTAGGAGTGCCACTAGAAGAGTATGCTAAACAACTAAAACTCACGGGAGGAGCATAATATGACAGAACAAAAAACTTCACGTGCGGCTGTAACACGGTCAAAGACTGAAAGACCAAAAGTGTACAAGCCACCTTCATCTCTTGATGCACCGCCAGCGCCAGACGGCTTTAGGCACAGATGGATCAGGGCTGAATCTGTAGGTTTCCAAGATAGTAAAAACATCTATGGAAGACTTAGAGAAGGGTATGAATTAGTGAGAGCTGATGAATACAAAGATTCAGACTACCCAGTTGTTGCCGAAGGTAAATACGCTGGAGTCATAGGAGTCGGAGGCTTGCTCTTGGCAAGGATACCGATAGAACTCGCAGAAGCTCGAATGGCTTATCAGAAATCACAAACTGAAGGACAGGACGAGTCAATTGAAAACGATCTTCTAAAGGACCAAGACAAACGAATGCCTATCAAAATTGATAGGAATTCAAAGCACACTTTCGGTGGTACTAAGAAGTAATTCCCAAAACTATCGATAGTTTTAATATAAACCGTGCTGGAGGCTTTCTTCGGAAGGCAGGCACATAAGGAGTAATAACTATGGCAAATAGAAACACAGCGGGATTTGGTTTGATTGCAGCGGGTACAGTTGGTTCAACACCAGCTACTCAAGGTCAAGGCAAATACTTTATAGATGCCGGATATACTGATGACTTGTTTCAAGGGTGTTCTGTTAGAATGAAAAACGGATACATCGTAGAAGCTTCAAGTACTCGTACATTCGCAACAATAGGTGTTTTGAACGGGATTTTCTATAATGCGGCTACTACTAAAAAGCCGACATTTGCGAATTTCTACGAGCAACCTATTACTCCAGCCAACAGTGAAGATATCACTGCTTTTGTACTTGACAATCCATTTCAACTTTTTGTAGGAGCAACTTCTGCTGCAGTAACTCAGGCTAACGTCGGAAGAACTGTATCTTTTGCAGCTGCTGTACCAACAGGAAGCACAATATCTGGACAATGTTCAAATACTTTAGACATTGGTAACATTCACGATACTAACAATCAGTGGAGATTATTAAGAACTGCTGAGGATCCTGAAAACGAAGATACTGCAAATCCATTTTGCTCATTCGTAGTTTCTCAGAACCTTGGACAATTCTTACTTAACTCACAGACTGCTGGTAACGATTGGACAATATAGGAGCATATTATGGCAATATCACGAGCACAACTAGTTAAAGAACTAGAACCAGGCCTAAATGCACTATTTGGGCTGGAGTACAATCGGTATGACAATGAGTCTGCCGAAATATACGTTACAGAATCAAGTGACAGGGCTTTTGAAGAAGAAGTCATGTTATCAGGATTCGCTAACGCTGATGTAAAAGCAGAAGGTCAAGGCGTATCATACGATGAAGCGCAAGAGACTTACACTGCACGTTACACAATGGAAACAATTGCATTAGCTTTTGCAATTACAGAAGAAGCAATAGAGGACAACCTTTATGACAGACTTTCTTCTAGATACACAAAAGCTTTAGCAAGATCCATGAGCAATGCTAAGCAAGTTAAAGCTGCAGCACCTTTGAACAACGGTTTACCTGGTGTAACAACTGGTAAATTTACTTCAGGGGATGGAGCAAACTTATTCTCTACTTCTCACAGCACAATTGCTGGGAATGTAAAGAACACGCTTACAACTCAAGCTGACTTAAACGAAACTTCATTAGAACAGTCTTTGATTGACATCGCTGCTCTAACTGATGAAAGAGGTTTAAGAATCGCAGCTAAAGGAGTGAAAATGATCGTTCCTTCTGCGAACCAGTTCAACGCTGAGAGAATCTTAAAGTCTCAGGGTAGAACTCAAACAGCTGATAATGATATCAATGCAATCAACTCAATGGGTATGATTCCGCAAGGATACAGAGTAAATCACTTCTTAACTGACGCTGATTCATTCTACATTATCACGGATGTTCCAAACGGTATGAAACACTTTGAAAGAACTCCATTGACAACTTCAATGGAAGGTGATTTCGATACTGGTAACGTTAGATACAAAGCTAGAGAAAGATACGTATTTGGCGTATCTGACTATAGAGGTATCTTCGGCGTTGAAGGAGCGTAATCTAAAAGACTTTATGGGGCCGCCTCAAAACGGCCCCATTTACAATATAAATGGTGAGACACATGAAAAAATTCTTAGTTAAAATATGGGCATACGATCATTACGCAAAATTTAATGTTTTAGCGGAAGATAATGCTATTTCTCTTGAACAATCAATCCTTGACAAATTGGGAGAAAAAAGTATAAACTGGGAATATCTCGGACATACATATGATGACCGAATAAACAGAATAACCTATGAGGAGGTTATAGATGATACAAGACCTTTACAAACAAAAAAGGTCCTGGGAGTTGAAGTGGGAACAGGAGCATCTGTCTAATGGTAGATACACTCTTGAAATGGTTCGGATCGATGACAAAATCAAAGAAGTCATCACTGAAATCAAGCTTGAAGAAGCTAAAATTGCTCACAGACAAAATACTGTCGAAGGTGCGACTCCCCAAGTTTCTGTAGCTACTTAATAAAAAGCTACACCGTTGAATAAATTCAATTCACATTACAGGCTCTCTTGCACTCTACTAAAATGTAGTATATAGTTTTTTTACTATACAATTAATCAGAACATAGACGCGTATAGTCGACGGCCTAGAGACTATGTTCGGAAACTAGGAGGATATAATTATGGCAAACACTACATTTTCAGGACCAATATTAGCTGGTACTATTAAAAATACTACTGGTACTACAGTTGGAACTGACATGAAAAACACTGGACAAGTGATGATGTCTCAAACATTTTCATTTGACTACACAGTAGAAGCTACAGCAACAAGCACGGATGTTATCATCCCTGCTAACTCTCAAATCGTATCTATCGATGTTAACGTAGAAACTGCGTTTAACGATTCAGGTAGTGATTTATTAGAAGTTGGTTCAGTTGCAGATACTGATTTATATGTTAATGATGTTAGTATTGCAGCAGTTGGCCCAGCAGCTTTGGGAACAGCAGGTCTGTGTGCTAACTGGAAAGATATTGGAACTTCTGACATCAGAATTGCATACATTTATAATGGTGCAAATGATGACGCGTCAGCAGGTGCTGCTACAGTAACTATTAATTACTTGCAGAACAATAACCTTTCATAATAATTAATTTAGTGTGGGCTTCGGCCCACACTTAAATTTTAAGGAGAAAATATATGTCATCTATTTCAAAAGTTAGACAAAGTGTTGTGTTAACAGCAAGCGGTCAGCTTCAAAAATTAGTTGGTGGATCTGCTACTAATATTACTAACGCGCAGGTCATGACTATTTTTGGACAAGCTTCTGCAGCAGATGCTGAAATAAAAATTTATAATGAAATTGGTTCTAGTGCTACGGCATCTAAATTAATTTTTCATGGTAAGTTTGGAACAGCAGCTAATCAAACAGAAGAATTTAAAATGCCAGGAATTGGTATTTATGCTGACACTGGTTGTTATGTTGCTCTAACTAACTGTGATTTTTGCTACGTAGTCGGAACATTTTAAGGAGTTTAAATGGCGAATACAACATCCTCGTCTTACTCTTTTGATCAGAATTTTTCTATTGATGAAATAATTGCTGATGCTTATGAAAGAATAGGTTTGGTTGGGACTGCAGGTCACCAAATTAAAACTGCAAGAAGATCACTCAATATTCTTTTTCAAGAATGGGGTAACAGAGGAATACATTTTTGGGAAGTAGGAAATACTAACGTAAATTTAGTTGAAGGATCTACTACAAATATTGATGCTACGGCAGAAGGTTCTGGTGTTTATACTTTTTACAGAAACTCAAGTGATGTTCCTGGAGGAGGTGAACCACCACAAGCTACAACTGTTCCTACTGCAAACGTTTATGGTATCTCAGATATTTTAAATGTTACTTATAGACAAAATTATAATACTACAAATCAATCAGATATTGGTTTAACAAAAGTTGCAAGAGATGCATATTCTGCAACAGCAAACAAAACATCAAAAGGAACTCCATCTCAATTCTGGGTTCAAAGATTTATAGACAAAGTCACAATAACTATTTATCCATTACCAAATGCAACAGCAGCAAATAATTTTTTAAATGTTTATTATGTAAAAAGAATTCAAGATGCGGGTGCTTATACAAACGCAAGTGATTCACCTTTTAGATTTGTGCCATGTATGGTTTCAGGTTTAGCTTATTATTTATCTATGAAATTTGCACCGCAAAGAGTGCAAGAAACAAAATTAATTTATGAAGATGAATTAGCAAGAGCATTAGCGGAGGATGGATCAGCGGCTAGTACGTACATTACACCGAAAACTTATTATCCAAATGTATAATGGCACGATTTTCAAAAGGAAGAAGAGCATTAGCAATATCAGATAGGTCTGGTGCGGCATTTCCATATGATGAAATGGTTAAAGAATGGACTGGTGCTTTAGTTCATATTTCTGAGTTTGAACCCAAACAACCACAATTACAACCTCATCCTGTAGGCGCAGATCCACAAGCTTTAAAAAACGCAAGACCTGCAAGAACTGAATTTCCTGTAGAAAATATATTACCTAACAATCCTTTTACAACAACCGCTGCTTCTGGCACTTTAAGTGTGTCTTATCCATCAAATCAAATAAGTTATGGAACTACTTATGTTAGATTTAGAGATGTAAAAAAACCTGTTGGGGGTGTTGCTATCTCTACTTTGCAATTAGAAACTACTTTAAATGGAAGCATTAGTGATTCTGTAACTACAATTACTTTAACAGACGCAAGTGAATTTCCAACTTCTGGATTTATCATGATAGAAAAAATTGACACAACTCCCAACACAGATAACTATGGAAAATATTTAAATGAAGTAATTCAATACACAGGTAAAGCTGGTAATGATTTAACAGGCTGCACACGTGGAACGGCAGCACCTTTTAAGGGAGAAACTTTACAAAGCACAACAGCTACTACACATAGCAATGGAGCAAAAGTTTTTGGATCTTATTTAGCAACTGCTGTTGGTAATACTGTTAATACAGGTGCTCAACCACCAACAGAAACACAATATAATTCTATAACAGTGCCTTTAGTATCTAATGCTTCAAGTACAGAAACAGGAGGCGGTTTTCAGTGTACAATTGGACCGATAAATGATAAAGGTTAATTATGGCATATAGTTATTCAGATTTAACAACAGATATTAGAAATTACACAGAAGTAGATAGTAATGTGTTTACAGCTGCTGTCATAAATGGTTTTATTCGTAATGCAGAACACAGAATAAATTTAGATTGTCCTATGGATTCTGACAGGATTCAAGCAGAAGCACAATTTGCTACTGATTTTAACTCAATTACAATGCCTGCTGGCTTACTATTTGTCAGAGGTATTCAAGTTTACGATTGAACAACAGCTACTACAGGAGAGGGAGTATGGTTAGAAATACGTGACCAAACTTTCATATCTGAATATGTTGGAGAATTAACAGGAACTGAAGGAGGTTCTTC